ACCTACAAAATCAAACGTTTGTAGTTCAATATTGTTCTCCTTTTATGGGAGCAACATCTGTTAGTTTTGAAGGTAATAATTCTGCTGATTATGAAAGTGTACAAAAGAGTTATGGATTTTGGGGTGTTCCTCCAGATCTAGGATCTACAGTAATGTGTATTTTTATCAACGGTAATCGTAATTCCGGATACTGGATTGGTTGTGTACAAGATCAATTTCAAAATCATATGATACCCGGAATTGCCGCAAGCCAAAACGTGGAAATAACACCCGAGGATGAACAGAAGTATGGTACACGATATTTGCCTGTAGCAGAATTTCATAAAAAAACTCGTAAAGATGCAAGTGAAAATAGTCAAGACATAAACACTCCTAACAAATATAACAAACCTATTTTTAAACCTTTTGCCGATAGATTATTAGCACAAGGATTATTGATAGATCCGGTTAGAGGTCCTACTTCAAGTAGTGCTAGACGAGAAGTCCCATCGGCGGTATTTGGAATCTCAACGCCGGGACCAATTGATGTTGCCAGTAAACAACGATCTAACGGTTTAAAATATAACGACTCTACAATAGATATTCCTGTTGGACGATTAGGCGGCAGTAGTTTTGTAATGGATGATGGCGATAAAGATGGACAAAACGAACTGGTTCGTATTAGGACACGCACTGGTCACCAGATACTTTTACATAATACTCACGATTTAATCTATATTGCTAACAGTAAAGGAACTGCATGGATTGAGTTAACCAGTGCAGGTAAAATAGATGTATATGCGGCCGATAGCGTCAGTATCCACTCTGAAATGGATTTTAATTTTAGAGCAGACAGAGATATTAATATTGAAGCAGGCCGAGATATGAACGTGTCTGTTAAAGGCTCATATCAGTTAGATGTTACAAACGATTATATACTAGTAATACAGGGCAATGGAAAAATTGCTATTTCAGGCGACTACGATCAAACAACAGAGGGTGATTATAAAAATACCGTTACCGGTGATGTACACATTGGTGTTGGCGGATCTATGTTCCAGACAACCATTGCTGAAACACACATTAAATCCGGCGCTGACATGTTCTATCAAACTGGCGCAAATTATAATCTTATTTCTGGACAAATTATGTCGTTCCAAAGTGGAGCAGATACCAATATTGTAGTTGGGGCAGATTATAAATTACAGGCTGCTGGATCTACAAATATTACATCTGCACATCATATTGAATCAGCAAGTACCATTGACATGAACGGACCTAATGCCGCTACTCCAGCCAAGCCATCACCAACTGATGCGGCCTATACTGCTGAAATCCCGCCAGGGCTACCTAAGTTTTTATTACCTAACAGAGACAAAGACGGCGGCTGGCAAAACGGACAATTTTATAAAACAGGTGATTTAGAATCCATCATGAAACGTGTACCTACGCACGAGCCATGGGATCAACATGAAAACGTTAAACCCGGAGAATTTAGTCCTTCTAAAACTGATGTGGGAGCCGCGGCCCCTACACAGCGTGACAAGAAAACTCCTTCGGCAACAACTCCTTCGAGTCCCGCCACAACATCTAATCCTCCCGATAATTTAAACAGGAAAGAAATGGCCGCTGACTGGGTTAAAGATGCTGGATTTATAAAAGCAGTTAAAGAAACGGCTAAATCTCTAAATTGTTCCTATATTGATTTATTATGCTGTATGGCATTTGAAACAGGACGTACATTTAATCCTGCGCTACGTAACAGTATTGGGGCTACAGGATTAATTCAGTTTATTAAACCTACTGCGATTGCGCTAGGCACAACTACTGATTCACTGGCCGCAATGACTCGCGTTGAACAAATGGAGTATGTAAAGACCTACTTCAAGAAAGGTCCAGTTGCCAAAGTTGCTAATCCGCAACTAGAAGACTTGTATATGCAAATTTTATGGCCTGCGGCTGTAGGTAAACCGTTAGACTATGTTTTATTCAAAGAGCCCACTAAAGCCTATGAACAAAACAAAGGTTTAGATAAAGAAAAGAAAGGCTATGTAACTAAATCAGATGCGGCCAGTAAAGTACGAGATCAGTTGGCCTATATAAGAACACAACTACAAAAAGTTCCTAATGATGCAGAACCTGTAACAGACGGGTCAGGGAAGCCAATAACAGATAGTTCGGGCAATCCAGTAACATATGGCGGAAGTAAATAACAGTATGGTACAAAAAAATATTATCCTTCAAGCGACAAATATCAAGGCACAAACTACTGTAAAATCTAGTCATTTTTACAAAGGGTTCAGTTCGCTTGACGAAGGATCTATAACAACCAAGCAATACGATTTTGATGTAATCAAACAAGATTTGCTAAATCAGTTAAACACCCGAAAAGGTGAAAGATTAATGAATCCCACATTCGGAACTATTATATGGGACTTAATTTACGAGCCACTAACACCTGATGTTAAAACAAAGATTGCTGAAGATCTTGATACAATTTTAACCAACGACCCTAGACTAATTCCGACCAATATCAATGTTGTAGAACAAGAATATGGTTTCTACATCGAACTATCACTTTCATATGCTAACACTGATAAAACTGATCAGATGCGACTAGAGTTTAACCGCAATGCTGGCTTGCTGGCTTAAAAACACCAAGTTTATAGCGGTAATAAATACGTTATAAACGGTACTTGCTTATGATTCCTTCAACAAATTCAAAACTATTAGTTGCCGAAGATTGGACAAAGATATACCAATCCTTCAACAATTCCGATTTTAAGTCTTACGATTTTGAGACTTTAAAACGTACTATGATCCAATATCTTCAGGCAAATTATCCTGAAGATTTCAACGACTATGTTGAATCTAGCGAATACATTGCTCTAATAGATTTGATTGCCTATATGGGGCAGAATTTAAGTTTCCGAGTTGACATGAATGCTCGAGAGAACTTCTTAGCAACTGCACAGCGCAGAGACAGCATATTAAATCTAGCACAATTAATTAATTACAATCCTTCTAGAGCAATACCTGCAAACGGTCTATTAAAAATTACCAGCATCAGTACTACAGACAGTGTGTTTGATTCTGCAGGAATTAATTTAGCCAATGCTACTATTTCATGGAATGATTCTACAAACGTTAATTGGTATTCACAATTTTTAACAGTATTAAATTCTGCAATGCCGTCCGGTAGTACATTTGGCAAACCTTATGATAGAGCAAGAATTAGTGGAATTCCTACAGAACGTTATGAGATTTCTAGTGCATTAAATGATGTGCCAATTTTTGCTTTTTCAAAATCAATCAATGGTACACCTACAGATTTTGAAATTGCAGGCGCCACGTTTGCTAACCGTACTTACATATACGAATCTACTCCGCGTCCTGGTGCTAATTTTGATTTTTTGTTTAGAAATGATACCAAAGGAAATGCAAGCCCTAACACTGGGTTCTTTGTTCATTTTAGACAAGGTGCTCTTTCTTTTAATAAATTTAGTATTGATGTTCCTGTCGAGAATGAAGTGGTAGGAGTAAATTCTACTAATATAAATGAGTCTGATGTATGGCTATGGCAGTTAGATGCAAATGGAAATCACAGCACATTGTGGACACAAGTACAGGCTATTACTGGTAACAATGTTATCTATAATAACGTAACAAATGCAGACCGAAATATCTATGCAGTTGGTACACGAATTAACGATCAAATAGATTTAAACTTTGCTGACGGTGCGTTTGGTAATTTGCCCAAAGGAAATTTTGTACTTTATTATAGACAAGGTAACGGACTATCTTATTCAATTACTCCTGACCAAATTAATGGTATACAAGTTAAGATTCCTTACTACAATCAATATGGTCAGCAGAATACAATATCGTTAACTTTAAGTTTGCAGTACACAGTTGATAATGCATCTGGCACAGAATCTAATACTAGCATACGTTTAAAAGCACCGCAGGCATATTATACACAGAACAGAATGGTTACGGCCGAAGATTATCAAATTAGTCCGTTAACTGCCGGCAATGATATTCTTAAGGTTAAGAGCATTAACAGAGCCTCAACTGGTATTTCTAAATATTTTGAATTAAGCGATATTACTGGACAGTACAGTTCTGTTAACATTTATGGAGCAGATGGAGCAATATATAAAAATTCTTCATCTCAGGAAATTAATTTTACATTTGCAGGTCGTAACGACATATATGCAATAATATTAAACACCGTTATTCCCATCCTACAAAAAAATGATCTAAAACATTTTTATTATGACACCTATCGTAAGTCGGCCAATTACGATATCTTAGTTGGCGGCTCAAAAATTTCTCCAATTAATATTTCTTGGAAACGATTAACATCTACTACTAATCAAACAACAGGATATTTCCAAAATGTACTTAA